TGGGCCTATATTTCCTTTTTCTAAACTTATTATTCTAAAGAATGAAGAACCAAAAGTTTCAGAATAGGTAGTTTCATCTGCATTATTATAAATATTATAGTTTAATATTTCATTTTTTGGACCTAAAAGGCTAATTATTTTACCGCCATGTAAATGTTGCCCATTAGTTAAAATTAAATCATGTTGCTTTTTATCATTAACTGAAGATATATAGTGAACAAATAGTTCTTTGCTCGATATTAAAGTAGCCGGTATTCCTCTTTCTAAAGGTATTATGTAAGTCCCACTTCCTTTCAAACTCATAGCCACTCTTCCAACAAAATCAGTAGATGTATATATGGCATCTCCCGCTTTTAGTTTCATTAAAGCCGTTTTTTGTGCAGAATTAGCGGTGCTAACTTGTAGACTTTGAATGTTTTTTGTTGAATTAGCAGTAGTAAATATTCCTGATTCTGTAATTAAATCTATGCTAGTGCCTAAACTGGTATATGTTCCTGCATCTTTATTATTTGCATAGTTGGGTTGGCTTCTTCCTAGTGTTAAAGGAATATGTGGGGCCATTTTGACAATAGTATTATTTTTATTTTTTAAAACAGAAACAATGTTAAAATCTAAAAGAGTATTCATAGTATCATCATCAAAGTTATCTATCAAGGCAGAAAATCTAGAATCAGTAAGTATGTTTTCTACTTTATTTAAATTATATCCTATTGCATTAGCATCTGAAGAAGAACTTGTTCCTGCCAATAATCCATTCTCAACTAAAGCATTAAATGTATTCAAAGGGGTTGCTTCTCCACTATCTAACCTATTTCCTGTTCTAAAAAACAAACCTTTATCACTTGCGCCGTTTAAATCAGTAGAAGAAGTAATGTAAGGATTACTAGCAAGTGCTTTATTAAATATGTATTTCTTATTATTTTCTACTGATAGAGCAACTGCTGAACCTTTTGTTCTAGGAAAATCAAATAATTCTATACTATTATTAGTGGAGTCAGCAGAAACTTCTCCAATAAATTGATTACCAGCCCACACCTTATCGTTCTTAGTAAAGTCTGTGTTTTGGTTTAACGCAACTGTTTTATCATCAAAATCAAATGTTCCTGTTGTCGCCGTACTAGCAGTTCCGCCTGTATTTCCTGTTTTGGCTGTTCTGTCATTAAATGGGCTTTTACTACTATAAATAATATCTTCAGAAAATAAAGTATCTTTACTTGTGATAGGGTCTATTAATTTAGAAAAAGTATTTCTTCCTTGAATAATTACATATGAAATACCATCTTCTATTACATCTTCTATGTTTTCAACTGTGCCTGTAAATACTTCGTTTAATACAACAAAACTGCCATTAACATATTGTAGTCCAGTTCTGGTACTATAAGGTGTTCCTCTATAATTTTTATCATCTGTTAAAAATAATAATTTATGTTTAGAAGTTATTCCTGCATCTGATTCCATTACTGATATTTCTTTGGTTTGATGACTTTTGGAATATAAAACAACTTTTAGTTTGTTATGTGAATTATCAGAAAAATCAAAATCAACTAATAAAGTATTATCAGTAACATTAAATCTTCTGCGATATATTTTTGAACCTTCTGTTAAAGTATTCATAGCAGTTGTAGTATCAAAGATTGAATCAGTTTCTAAACGACTAATATCATAAACATCAATAGCAGTAGCAAACACAGTATGGACTCTTACAATTCTATTTCCTATTTTAATTTCATCATTAGAATTAATATACTTAGTCATATCTAAAGGAAGCCCATTTGTGTTTTTAATATTATAACTTCTTCTATTAGATACACTTATAGCCAATGTTCCTAAAGTTGCTATTTCCACCCATTCGTGAAAGGTTCCGGTTCCTATTTCTTGCCTTATAGTATATTTATCTCCTGTGTTAATTTTAATTTTATAAATATTTCCGTCATCTATTAGTTTAGTTTCCGCAAATCCTGCTTTACCATCTATACTTTCTTGAACATAAGTATCTAATACGACAGGAAGCAAATTAACTGAATTAGGAGAAGTAGAGTAAGTTAAATATCTATGAGGGCCAGTAAAATCATTATTAGATACTTGTAATATGTTATCATCGTTCCGTCTAGCATTAGGGAAACTAGAGTCATATAATACAGCATTATGAGTAACAGATAGATTTTCATTAGAGAGAGATATGTCGGGGTCATCTTTTTCTCTTAAATTATCTTTACTTTTAATAACATAAGAAAACTTACTGTAATCTATTATTTTATTTCGGTATTCATTAACAGTAACAAATGCCGACTTATATGTTGGTGCGGCTAAATCAATGCTTGAACCGCTACTTGTATCTAACATCTTAACATAGTATTTTGTACTATGGTTTAACTCATTCTTTTTATCTAATTTATCGTTATAAAAATACCATAGTGGTCTAGCACAAACTACACTATTATGAGGATTTGCGATTAAACCACAAGTAATAGCCAAAACCTTATTTGTAACTGCTGGCCCTTTGAATACCATAAACTTTGTATCTTTATCAATTTGATTTCCCAACTTAGGTTCAAACTCAAACATATCTCCGCTTGCGTCGGCTGCTTTAACTTCTGTTATTTTAGCAAAATGATGCAAGTTAGCATCATCAGAATGGACTAAAACAAAATAGTCATTTGCAGTTAAATTAATACTTGCCAAGTTTAATCCAGTTGTAGTATAGGAATCATAACAACGAATAGTAAATCCATTAGTATTTTCTATATTAGAATATTCTGTAATTAACCCTGCACTACCAATAGGTTCATTTATCGTTGTAGTATCGGTATCGTCTTCAACAACTATGCCGAATACTCTATCGGTATCTGCGGTTATACTTGTTGTAAAAAAAGGATTAGTAGGAGTATTGAAGTTATCGTCAGCAGCAGCATTATGCAGCGTAACTAATCCACCAACGGTTACTGTCATAAGTCCACCTCTTCAAATCGTAAATATAATAATGTTTCGTCAAATTTAGGTAATAGTGAGTGCATATGAGCATATTTACTTTTATAAGTTTTTTCTATACACATTTCGTGCATTTCTCCCATAAATTGTTTTGCAGTATAAGCATAGTTTTGGGTTTGAGTTGTAGCAGTAGTTGCTCTCCCTAATAAAAAATCACTTCTATCAAAAACAAATGGAGAAGGTAAAGAGGACACTGTGGAAGTTTGCATTAATTTACCATTATAAAATATTTGAACTAACTTTGCTGAGTCTAAATAACTAACTCCTATGTGGTGGGTGTTTCCTATATATTTAGGTTCTTTAAAGGTTTCCACATATAAATCAGTTAATGCACTTAAAGTAGAAGTTAAGTTTACTGACATAGTTAAATCATTACTATTTACTGAGGCTATTGTTCCTATGGAAGTATAAGTAAATTCATCTCTAGTAAATAGTTCTGTTCCTACTGGCATATAAGCATGTCCTCCGGCATTATTAGTATGGCTGACCTTTATTACTTTTTGACCACTAGCCGCCGCAACAAGACTTACTCGGCATATATTATCAAATACTCTAAAACCTTCTTCATTAAATCCATCTAAATAAGTATTATAGTTATTATTATCTAATCGTTCTATTCTTTCTTTAGAAGAAGTAATTACTGTTGAAGTCTCTACATTCGCAACTCCACCAAGAAAAGAAACTCTTATTTTATATTCAGCAGGTTGATTGATAGTTGTAGTTGTAGTATTCACTAAACTAACAGAAAACTTTGAATTATAAAAAATCATCATTTCATGGTTTAATCTACCAGTAGCAGATGTTTCATCTAAATAGAAATCAGATTGAGATACGCCCGAAGTCACTCCGTTTGGCATTACTTTTTCCGGTTCTGAATTGGCTCTGTCCCTAGCAACACTTTCACCATTTATGTCATACGGTGTCACGATTGCTTCA